CCGTTCGAGGTAGGAGCCTGGGCCAAGTGTGCTGATGAATCGATAGTACTAGAACCAGGCGGTGTTACTTATTTCGCTTTTGATAAGTCCTATACGAACAAATACGCTGTTTTAGTAGCAGGTCAAAAATTAGATGAATTAAGGGTAAAGGTAAAGGTATTGCAGGTATGGAGTACGGCAACGCCTTTAGACGATAGGCAGCTAGCTAGCGATATAAACGGCTATATACAAAGGTTTAGGCCTAAGGTAGTTATGTATGATAAGTGGGTTAGTGAAAATGTAGCTAGTTACCTCAAAGCTAGCGGTTCGCCTTTAATGGACGTAAGCGGTAAGACCCAAAACGAAGCTAGTAACCGATTAGCGCAGTTAATGAGCCATACCCAGGTGATACACGCTAACGAGCAAGTCTTAAATGAGGCTATCGCCGCGTGTGCTACTAAGCATACTGAGTACGGCTGGAAAATTGTTAGACGTAAATCAGCTGGTGAAATATGCGCAGCTATAAGCGTAGCTATGGTTACTTGGTACGCCTCAAGGCCTCAAGCAGTAGCAGCGATAATAGTCAATTAGACACGCCGAACAAATCGGACAATTTATTTAATAAGGGTGTATATTGCCCCGCGTGGGGATACTGCAATCATTACGGCTAGTTGACTCTATAGACACGTCAGTAAGTACCCCTACAATAACCGCTCAATTTAACCCGCCGGTTATGGATTCAACAATAAGTAATTTTATTTATGCGCCTAATGTTTTTATATCTCGCGCTGAAGCTATGGCGGTACCTTCTGTAGCTAGAGCGCGTAATTTAATTGCTGGGACTATCTCTACCTTACCAATTCACCTTTACCGTAAATCTACAGGCCAAGAATTAGGTTCGCCGCGTTGGTTAGAGCAGCCAGATTATCGCCAGCCGCGCAGCGTTACTATGGCAGCAACCATTGACGCGCTTTTCTTTTTTGGAGTAGCTTACTGGGAGGTTACAGAGCTTTACTCTGACGACGGGCGCCCAAGCGCGTTTGCATTTGTAAGTAATGATCGAGTCAGTTTTAATTTAAACCAAAATAATACCGAGGTAGAAAATTATTTAGTTGACGGTGTAGCGCGTCCTAATTTTGGCGTGGGGTCTTTAATTACTTATCAGGGAATTAACGACGGAATATTAAATCATGGAGGCCGCACAATACGCGCCGCGTTAGATTTGGAAAAGTCTGCAGCTATAAGCGCAGCTACACCTATACCTTCTGGCTATATACAAAATAGCGGTGCAGATTTACCAGAGGACCAGATAACAGGACTATTAGCTAGTTGGAAGTTGGCACGTAACCAGCGATCTACAGCCTACTTATCAAGTACGCTGAAATACGAGCCAACCTCTTTTAGTCCTAAAGATATGATGATGAACGAAGCCGCCGCCTTTTTAGCTACACAAATTGCCAGGTTATGTAACGTGCCGGCTTATATGTTAAGTGCAGATATGAATAACAGCATGACCTATTCCAACGTCATGGACGAAAGGCGTCAATTTGTGGACATGACTTTGAAACCTCTTTACGCTGCAGTCGAGGACAGGCTTTCTTTAAATGACATAACAAATTCCCAAAATCTGGTGCGTTTTTCAATAGATGAAACTTATTTACGGTCTGACGCTTTAACACGTTTAGCAATTATAGAAAAAATGCTAGCACTTAATTTAATTACACTAGAGCAAGCGCGCGAAATGGAAGACCTAACACCTAACGGGGGTACAGATAATGCAGTTGAACTTTAATAGCACAATAGAAGCTACAGACCAAGAGCGCAGAATTATCGCCGGTAAAATTGTACCGTTTGGCGAAATTGGAAACACCAGCGCGGGTAAAGTAGTTTTTGAAGCCGGCTCTATAAATTATCAAACCGGCGGTAAAATAAAATTATTATTAGAACACTCAGCTACTGACCCTATCGGGTTTGCATAAAATATAAGCGAGGATACACGCGGCCTCTACGCTAGCTTTAAAGTAAGTGCTACTACTAAAGGTACTGATAGTTTAATTGAGGCTAGCGAAAACTTACGCGACGGTTTAAGCGTTGGCGTAACAGTTGACGCAAGCGAGGAGCGCGGCGGCATACTTTACGTACAGTCTGCTGTCTTACGCGAAGTGAGTTTGGTCCAAGCCCAGGCCTTCAAGTCGGCTATCGTCGAAAGCGTAGCCGCCAGCGAGGTAGAGCCTGAATCAGTAACAGAAACCCAAGAAACCCAACCAACCGAAAGTGAGGCCAGCGTGTCCGAAAACGCTACCCCAGTAACCCCAGAGGTAGAAGCCGCACAGTCGGTAGAAGCCTCACGCCCAACAGTTACGGCAGTTGCTTACACTTCTGTACGTAACCCAATTCAAACTAAAGTCGATTACCTGCAACACACAATTTTAGCCGCTATGGGTAACGACGATTCACGCCAGTACGTAACCGCTGCAGATAACACAACAACAACAGCGCCCGGCATGGTTCCTACTCCACAATCAACGACAGTAATTAACGCTCTTGCTAATGCTGATCGCGGTATGATCGAAGCTCTATCACGCGAAACTTTAGTGAGCGAGGGCATGACGTTCGAGCTGCCCCGCGTAACGGTAGTACCTACGGTCTTAAATATTGCAGAAAATGTTGCAGTTACTGAGTCCTCTTTGAGCGCTACTTATATCTCTGTACCTGTACAGTCTTTTAAGGGCAGAGCTATCACCACCATTGAGCTTATGGACCGGTCAAATCCCAACTATATGGCAGCCCTCATGCAGAACCTCGAATTTGCATACGCTAAAGTAACCGACGAGTTTGCTACTGGCACTATTGCCGGGGCTGCTCAACAAACAGCCGTAAACGCTAACACCGCCGCAGGCTTTTTAGCTTACGGTTCACAAGCTGCTGCTGCCGTTTATGGTTCAAGTCTTGGGTTTGCACAAAACCTAGTAGTAAGCCCAGGACAATGGGCAAACTTAATGGGTTACAATGTTGATGGCCGACCAATTTACACAGCGGCACAACCACAAAATGCTGGTGGCGATGTTTCTGCACAATCATTACGCGGATTTGTTGCACCTGGTCTAAATCTTTACGTAAGCCGCTCAATCGGTAACGCAGGGCCTACTACTTCTATCGGAGATTTTTCTATGGTAGTGATTAACCCAGACGCCTGGACCTGGTACGAGTCCTCACGCTTCCAGCTACGTACTGCTATTCAAGCAGACGGCACTATTGACCTTCTCTACTACGGTTATGCAGCTATCGCGCCTAAGATTCCTTTTGGCGCTTGCTGGAACCAGACCTGAGATAACCCCCTAGAACCCTAGACCCTGCCCCTAGTCCGGTGGGGTTTAGGCCCAAAAAGTAAGGAGTAAAGCGCGTGGCTGCAACATATATAACTATGGCTGAGTTACGCGCCTTGCTTAATTTAACTGGTATTACGCTTTACTCTGACGCAACGGTAGAGGAAGTCTGTCAGGCTACAGAGGATATTTTAAATAAGTATCTATGGTTTAACACTGCCCCTATAGCTGCAACAGCTTTAAGCGCGAACATAGCAACAATTACCACCCCTACACCTCACGGCTTTGTAACAGACCAAACGGTAGTAATAAGTTCAGCAGGTACTACCTTTAACGGCAGTAAAGTAATTACCGATTACCAGACATTTACTTTTAACTATGCAAAAACTGCCAGCGATCAAATTACTAACCTGGTCAAACCCTACGGTTTAGTTACCGGTCCTAATAACGCTACAGCTTATGCAAGTGTGCCAGCAATACGCGAGGCCGCAGCTGCTATGGCTACAAATATCTGGCAAGCACGCCAAGCACCAGGGGCTTCTGTAACAACTGTAGACGGTTTTATTGCCTCACCCTGGCAGCTCGGAAATACACTTATAGCAAAATACAGGGGATTATTAGCCCCGTATTTAGCCCCTAATTCTATGGTGGGCTAATGACTGCAGCCATAACTACCCTTAGGTCAACACTAGCTACAGACTTGGCTAACACGGCTGTTTGGACAGTGTTTAACCATATTCCAGAGATACCCCTGGCTAATTCTTTAGTTATAGCTAATGATGACCCTTATATTTTAGTAAACAGCAATATAAAAACGGCTATAGCCCCTACCGTACGTTTTAAATTATTTTTGCTAGTCCCAGCTATGGATAACTTAGGCAGCCAAACCACGCTAGAGGACTTTTACCTGGCTGTTATGACAAAGCTAGCAGCTAGTAATTTAACAATAAATATAACTAGCTTTAGCGCACCTGCAATTTTAGAAACCCCTAGCGGTAACTTGCTTCAAAGTGAAGCCGGTCTAGAAATAATAAGTGAATGGAGTTAACTATGGCTAATTACAAAGTAATGATAGATAACGATATAGCTGGGGTTGGACTTGGCGGTACCGTTACGGACAGAGATTTAGAAGGGTGGGACTTACCACACTTACTAAAAATTGGTGCTTTAGAGCAAACCTCAGTAAGCCCAGCCCCTACTAAAGTAAAGGAAGTGCAAGAATAATGGCAATTTATTTTACAAATGATACCTATTTTAAACTAGGTACTTATGTTATGACTTCGGTAGTACAGTCTGCCAGCCTTAACATTAACTACGATCAGCTGTCGGTAACAGCTATGGGCGACGCAGCGCACAAATACCTAAAAGGCCTAGCAGCTCACCAACTATCGGCAACCCTATATATTGACCAAGCAGCTATTGGGGTAGGCGCAACACGTGCGGTACTAGACAGCCTCAAAGGCACAGCGGCAGCGTTTGAAATTGCACCTAATGGCGCTACAGCTAGCGCTACAAACCCAGTTTATAGTGGTAGCGTTTTCGTTAACGCCTATACCCCTATCAACGGCGCTAACGGCGAAGTAGCTAGTTTAGATATTACTTTTGATCTAACTACAGATGTAACTATTACTACGTCATAACCAAAAAGAAAGCGGGCTAGAAATGGTAAAGCTAAAAATGACCAGAGATACCGGCGTAGTTGAGGAGTACGACATTACGCCGGCTATCGAAGTAGAGTTTGAAGCCTACGCGAAAATGGGAATAAATAAGCGGTTTCGGGAAATGGAATCTCAAACCGATGTTTATTATTTGTGTTGGTTAGCTCTAAAGCACAATAAAAAAGAAGTAGCCGTTTTTGGCGAATCCTTTTTAAATACGTTAAAGGCTGTAGAGGTGCTAGAGGTAGACCCTTTAGCTGGGTAGGTAATAGGGAACTACTTACCTACCAAATAGCAGCCCTAGCGGTGGAAACGGGATTTACCCCTAACCAATTGTTAGAAATGTCGCCGGAGATGTTGGCGGCAGTAGTAAAGGTTTTAACCGATAGAAGCGAGGCTATGAAACGTGCCACCAAAACTAAGAGGCATTAACCTAGTTGGCTATACAGAAACAATACAAAACCTACAAAGGTTCGATAAAGAAATTTTAAAAGTGTTAAATGCTGAGATTTATCAAACGGTAAAAGCTACAGTTAAAGAAGCTAGAAACCTAGTCCCCGCCGCCTCACCTTTAAGCGGCTGGGGCAAACCTATTTTAATCGGTAAATGGAAAGACCGTACTTATAACAGCGCTAGGGTCAAAATGGGTATTAAAAGTAAAATAGGTAGGCAACGTATTAGGGGATTTTGGACCAGTAAAACAATTTTTCTACAGTCAGCTGAGCCAGCCGGTGCAATTTATGAAACCGCAGGGCGCAAAAACCCTAACGGTATTACAGCTAAAGGCGCTGATTTTATTAGGGCTATAGAAGCCCAGTCCGGCATAGTAGTTAGAGGCAAGCAAGGCCGTATAATTACTAAAACTGTAGAGGATAGAGCCCCTAGAATAGAAAACGATTTAAGGACCGCTTTAAATAAAGCTGTTGCTAAAGTTAACGTTAGGCTTGCAAAATGATGCAAATACCTATTTTCTATAATCTTAATAAATTAGGTTTAACTGGTGCCATTAAAGGTATTAAAAAGCTATCTAACCAAACTAAATCGTTTGGGTTAACTAGCACTTTAAGTATCGGAGCAGCTACAGCGGCTTTAACCGCTTTTACTAAAAAATCATTATCCGCTGCTATAGCCGATCAAAAGGCCCAGGCTAGTTTGGCTAAAACTTTACAAAACTTAAATAAGGCTTACGCTACCGACGAAGTAACCCAGTATATAGATTCTTTACAGCGAGCTACCGGCACCTCAGAGGACCTTTTACGTCCGGCGTTTGAAAGGTTGGTCAGGGCAACTGGGGATATAACCGAAGCCCAAAAACTGCTTAATTTAACTTTAGATTTATCTGCTGCTACAGGTAAAACAGTATCTCAGACTAGCTTTACCTTAACACGAGCCTATAACGGGCAGTTAACCTCTTTAAAAAAATTAGGCATAAACTTAAGTGAAGCTGAAATAAAAAGTAAAGATTTTATGGCGGTACAAAGCAAGCTAGAGGCTATGTTTAGCGGCAGCGCCGCAGTCGCAGCTAGTACCTACGCCGGTCAATTAAATATATTAAAAGTATCAGCCGATGAAGCAAGCGACGCTATAGGTATAGCTCTTATTGAATCTATAAGCAGCCTATCGGGCGAAAACGGTATCCAAGACTTAGCTAATCAAATGGAAACTTTAGGTAAAAATACCGCCAACGTAATTACAGGCTTTGGCATTATGACTAAATTTGTAAGAGATTTTTCAGGCGTAGCCCTATCGGTTGCAGCCGTAGCAGCTATGGCATTTCCGGCTAGTAGGTTAGCTATTGGCGGTGCTATGGGCTTATTAAAACTAGCTAAAAGCGGTAAAGTTTTATTTGGGGCTGGTGTAGCCGCGCTTGGGTTCGGGGCTGCTAAATTAGGCCAGCGAAAAGAAAGCGTGGTTTCAAACAGGCCTAGCCCTAGAGCTATAGAACACGCTGCAATAAAGGCCGATAAACTTAGAAAAAAAGAGATAACCGATAAAAAAACAATTTTAGTTTTAACAAAACAAACAACGGCTAACGAAAAGCTTAGACGTATGTTTGATATGGACTCTATACAGCTATTCGCCGCTTTACAAAGCAAGCTAAGTAAAGAGGACCAAGCTAGAGTAAAAGCCTTGCAAGCTCTAAAAACAGAGGATACAAACGACGATTTATCGGCTCTTAAAAACTTAGCGGCAGCGCAACAGGCTAACGCAGACGCAGAGATCAAACGCCAAAACGATATTTTAGCTACTCATAAGAAAAACGCCGCTGAGATACTGGCATTAAATAAAGCCAACGCTAGCGCTTACGCAGACTTCGTTAAAGGATTCACCAAGGGTAATAATGTTTCCACGCCTTCCCTAGCCCCTGCTTTTCCTAGTTTTCAAGATGTAATAAATAAAGAAATGGCTATAGATATGCCATTTATGCCAGGGGGCTTAGGTTCGCTAGCCGCTGCTATGCCTAGTTTTCAAAGCATAATAGATAGGGAAATGGCTATAGATATGCCATTTATGCCAGGCGACCGAAGTCATACCGGAACAGCGGGACAAATGCAGTCAGCCCCTAACGTTATAGTCAACGTCAACCCAACAGGCTCAGGCTTTATAGGCAACCAAGACGACTTCTTACGTACGGTGCAGTTAGCTTTACAGATAGGCGACTCAAACGGCTATAGCCTTAGTAGGGCTGGTAGCTAATGGCTAGCCCAACCGTTGAGTGTTTTATTAACTTTAGTTCGGGAGCTGTTTTTGGCGAGTCCCTACTTTTGGACTCAGGTAAACTAGATATAAATGTCCTTGCCGAGGCTGCGGCTGTAGTAGTTGACGTATCCGCCCAAGTGCAAAATATCAGCATTACTAGAGGCCGTAACGCCCAGTCTGACGCTTTCCAAACTGGTACAGCT